TATGTATGAGTACCTGCTACTCTTTTGAGTACTGCTGATGATCCTTGTTGAGCTAATCTCATACTACCATTTTTAGATATCACTGTTACACCTGAAGCAGATTCGAATAAGAAATTACCTGCAGATGATGACTGAAAAAATTCAAATTCGGCACCAATTTCGAGATTTACTCCCTGAACAATTGAGCATGTCAGATTCCCACCAACTGTGTGATATCTCCCAGTAGTTGCTAAAGAAGCTGATATAGGAGATGTAGTATGTGTTACAACTGGTTTACCACCCAATATCAATGCTGTTTGATTAACAGTTAGAGATCCTGAAATGGTGGTACTCATTGCTGAGAAGGTAGCTTGTTCATTGACAGGATCAATAAGCAGATGTGCACCTGTATCAGCTTCATCCGGGTCACCTATAAAGATCTTACCTGTGCTAGCTGCAAGAGCTCCAGTAGTCTTAATCATTGGGAATGGTCCTGCAGTAGCGTCTGATGGAGCCATCAAACGGAAGTTGTTTGCATGTATATCATCTACAGCTAAATGACCACTTGCACTAATATTACCTCCATAATCCACACTAAAGTTAGATGTAGTTAAATCTGTAATATTTTTATTAATTACAAATGCAGGGTTAGAATCATTTACTTGCGATAAGGTACTAATAGCAAATGGTCTTGTAAATTGTTGTTGGTTAGGAAAGGCTGATGAGGAAAAGTATCCCGCAAATGATGATGTTTGTGTAATAGCCGAAGCGCCGCCTCTGAACACAGACAATACACCAGATCCTACATTCAGGTGTTCACCAACAAAGAATTCCAATTCTCCTTGAACATTTGTGAATGTACCACCTGGTTCATAAGCCACATAGAAGTTGTTTTGGTTGGCTAAACCTAAGTTAGATAAATCTCGTTTACCGATCACCATTGTTAGTTCACCTTCGGATGCACTCGATCCTGATGTATATGTTATACCAAAGGCTTGATTTGGTATGTCCTGACCTGCGGCTGAAGCAATTCCCTGACCAAAATATGATTGCAATGATCCAATTCCTGTATCCGGGGAGGTTTGAACTATAAATGAACCTGAGTTAGGAGCTCCAGTTAAGAACTCAAATGAAGCAGATTCATTTATTTCTAAAGTTAGATTTGATGCATCTGAAGCTACTAAATTAGTTAATCCAGTAAGTGTAGCTGGTCCTGTATTAGTTAGGGATCCTGATATTGCAATATCATATGCTTCTGTACCTGTAAAAGCATCTGCGGATTGTGTAATATGGCCCGCCTCAATAGTAAGACCCGTAGCTATACTAGCTGATATGAATGTATTAGGCATTTATTATAGTTCTTGATTATAAATACGTTGATTTATGCTTTTAGTATTATCAACTGGTATTTGGATTTCTGATAAAATGTTTATTTGGGTCCTTCCATTGAATTTTTTTATAGCATTTATATCCTTTAAAAAAGTATCAGGTATAATATAACCGTAAAGTTTTATGCTGAATGTGGTTTTTACTATACGTTCGGCTCCTAGAGGTATTTCAGTATTAGTAGCAAAACTATCTATTCTAGCTCTAAATTTAAATTTTTCAGGATCACCCCAATAAGAATCAGAAGCATAATTCATTGCTTCTATAATTTTATTATTTTGTTCTATAAAATATGTGGATATTATCACATCATAATCTAATGTAACGTAATCAGGAATTATAGTAGCATAATACTGTTTTTCAGGGAAAGATTGATTTAATATGTTAAAACTATTATATGCATTTTGTTTATTATAGGCTTTTGTAAATACTTGTAGATTATTGGGATTATTAGCATCTATTTTAGAAGTAAACCTTTCTTTGGTTAAATTGGTACGTTTAAATAATATAAGAGGTAACATGGGTTTATCATTACCATCTCTTAAATATCCTAGTTTATTAATTTGATTCCATCTTTCAGAATCACCATATAAGATAGGAACATCTATTCTACTTCCATTTTGTTGTACTGAGGGGGTTATAATTTTCCTCATGTAAAAAGTTATAGCTTCATCTATATCCTTAATACCAATAGAAAAAGGTTTTACATCATCCCCCTTAAAAGATACTTGATTTCCTCTATCTAAATTATTGAAAGTGGCATCATTAGGATTTCCCCTATCAAATCTTCCTTCATCATCCTTATAGGGGGTTTGAAGACGCTTAGAAAGTTCTTTTTGTCTAGGTGGGATTGGTTTTTTTCTTTCCTGTGCCATTATTGAGTATATCTTTCTTTAGTAATACCTACTCTATCCGCAGGTACTATATTTGTTATACAAATAACCGACATGTTACTACCAAAATTAGCTAGTCCAGGATTTAAGGGATTAGGTTCATTAGGATAATCAGGATTTTTACCTACAAAATATTGATTGGAATATGTATCATTTATTATGTGGTAATTATCCTCATATAGTATATAGTCTCCTACCTTTGCTATTACATTAGCATCTTTTAAATCATCCCTTAGAAACTTAAATGTTACTTCATATTGAGTTTCTAAAATCATATCCGCTTCGGAAAATACTTGGGGAGTTCGTTCTATTAAACAATTAAAAATATAGGGTCCTTCAAATGTGTAACCGTCTGAAGCTTCACCATACATATTAACTTTAGTTTCCTTAGTCCTAATAGAGTAAAAAGATGCTTGTTGGGTAATAATATTACCCATAAGTTCTCTATTTAAATGTCTTATTAGAGATACGTCCCTTTGTGTTCCAAATAATGCCATTATCCTACATAAATTACATATGGTGTTTGCGCTAATTCCACCTGTTTAAATTCTGCTTCTTGTGCTCTTCTTTCTAATAATTTTTCTCTAGAGGTTTCCTCTAGGTATGCTCTTAATCTTTCTAATAATGCTGTTTTTTCTTCAGTAGCTGCAGATATTAAATCTGATTGATTTAATGTTACTTCCGAATCGGGAATAGGTACGGTTGAAAATTTTCCCCTTACATACCCTAACATTTCTTTAGATAAAGCTAATGTATACTCAAATATCCAACTTCTGCCTACTGAATTTATCTGGGTGTAGGTAGGGTTAGCATAAGGCACATTAGATACGTTAGTTATACCACCATAATTATTGTCAAAAGAAGATGAAAATCTGTCTTGTTTTTTTATATATTCAAAATATAATTTACCGTCCTGTCTAGGAATCGGAAATACTTTTAACTGGTTATTAATTAATTCAAATGAATAATTAGATTTTCTAACCTGATCATTCATTTCTATACCCTGGATTTTTTGTAAATCAAATGATAATGGCATCATTAAGAAATTAATAGCAGGAGAAAAACTTCCAAATCCAAAATTATCCATCATACTATTAAATCCTATACCCGTTGAAGCATATGGATCAAAAAATCTAACTACTGCAGGGTCAGCATAATAAAATATTCTTTTTATTTCTATTGAATCATTAGTACCTAAAGATGCACTTTCTGCAGCCCAAGAATTTAAATCATAATTTTGTACGTTAGCCTGTAAGTCTAAAGCACCTTTTTTCCAAGTTACATTTCCTCCCGTTCCTGCTCCTTCACCATATTGTTCAGATAACCTAACTATGGTACCCATATTAGGGGTGACTAAAGTGTTATTAAAATTAGAACCTGTAGGGCCCCCTTCTAATGAAAGATAGTCTTGTCTAACTTTATAGGCATATATTTCGTTACCATAAGTAGTTACTGCTTCTTCAAATGCGGCATAAAAATTTATATCCTGTAATTCAACCTCCACTATGGGGTATCCTAATCTCCTACTAACAAAAGTAGTTACTTTATCTGCATCATGTTGGAATTGTAAATCATTATCATAAAATGCAAATGGGGTATCCCCAGGGAAAAATGAGGAACTACCCGGATATATTGGGATATTAGCCATATTTTAGTTATAAATATTAAAGTTTTATTAGTCCATTTTTATGTGCGTCAGTATAAAAATCTACTAAATCCTCTACTATTGGACTTCTATGATTAGTAGTTAATTCAACGGATGATAACCCATCTATTTGTGTGCTAGCTTTATATAGAAAATTAAAACCCGAATCCATTTTTCTTTTTAGATCTATTTGTTTTTTATCTCCGCACACCATCATTTTTGAATTAAGGCCTATTCTAGTTACTACCATTTCCATTTGTGTGTGTGTTACATTTTGAGCTTCATCCACTATTACTACAGAGTTCATAAATGTATTTCCCCTCATAAAACTTAAGGGTACTATTTTTATGATGTCATCCGCTAAACACTTTTGGATTTTATCCTTATCATATAATGCATACATATTTTCATAGATAGGTTGTAACCAGGGATCCATTTTTTCTCTTAATGCACCGGGTAAAAAACCTATATCTTCCTTAGAAACAGTAGGTCTAGTTATTATAACCCTTTCATATCTTCTGGAAAATAAGCCATCTAAGGCTACTTGGCAGGCCAAAAAAGTTTTCCCCGAACCCGCAGACCCCGCTAGGAGTGTAAGTGTGTTACTTAATATTATTTCTTTTGCTTTTTTCTGTTCTTCGTTTAATTGAATTTTAAATTTAATAGGATTTTTTGGTCTTCTTTTTTGGGCCATTAACACTTCGGACATAAAAGAAATTTTTAAAGGTTAATAAAATAATTACGGTTATAAATACAAAAAAAAGGGGGTGCCTTGCGGCACCCCCCCCTTAAGGTTAAAAAATACTACTATTAGAGAGTATTTAGACCTGAACAATGGATTTTACCATAAAATTCTGGTCTTACGACTTTCTTAGCGTAACGAGTTAATAGACCTTTACGTGGTGTGAAGGTTTCTGGATCGTACACTAATGGTGTCATAATTAATGGAACATATGGGGCAAATACAGCACCAGCTTCCAAGAATTGACCACCTCTAAAGCCTAATAGGATAGTATTTTCAGTCATATATGGGTTTTTGTACACAGTGTAACGTGCATTTAAAGCACCTACTTTTTGTACACCAAACGCATATGTAGCTGTAGCAGCATCACCATCTGAATTAGATGCAAATCCTGGGATAGATTCCAAGATAGTTGCAACTGTTGGAGAACATACTAAGAAATTAGCACCCCCTCTAAGAGTTCTTTGGTGAATGGCATTACTTACCTTTTGGATTTTAGTTCCCAATGTTTGGAACCATTGTCCTTGGCTATTAAAAAATCCTAAATCTGAAATATTACCAGTGGAAGGATTGATTGATTCATTATTAACAGCACTCCAAACTTCAGTAGAAGCAGCAGCAGATTCAATCAACATGTCAAGAATTTCAAGATCAATCTCTAATGAGATATACTCACTCATGACAGAAGTTAATTCTGCTTCAGCGTCCAATGCATGATATGCATTCAAATCCTGAGCAAATTCTGGTGTCCATACAGCCTTAAGCTTTTTAGTTTTAGCAACAATAGCTGAAGATTGCATTTGAACATTAATTTCAGGAATAGAAATAGGACTATTATTTCCATTAAGTTCAGTATTCTTATCCTCAAAATCACCTCTTGCGTTATCTACAGGTTGTAGAGAGTAAGAGATAAGAAGTTTAGGATTAGATACAGTTAATGAAGAATCATTAACAGCAAACTGGATATCAGTTCCTACAATTTTAGTAGCAGCTGGGTAATCAGTAATATCTACACCAGTAGTATTATCACTAGATTGTGAAAATAATCTAAATGATCTAATAGCTTCTGGATCTTCATTAGCTAATTCACCTAATGGGAATGCAAGAGTAACTACATCACCTGCTGAAACTGAAGCTGAAGCTTGGTTAATATAATTTACATCTGACCAAGTAGCTTTTGCTTCAGTAGTAGCACCTCTTTTTGAAGATGTAAGGTTAGTAGAATATGAAAATCTACCCGCACCATATGCACCACCTGTAGCACCATTACCAAATGGAGTATTTCCATCTGCATCGCCATACAATGACCCACCAGAAGTAAATGGTGATTTAGTAGTACCATACTGATAATCCAAGTAAAATACAAGACCTGAAGGTAGATTCATTGGTTGTACCGAGACAAATTCCTTAGAGGCAATTTGACCAAATACTTTTCTTACCAATGGTAGAGCTACACCAGCCCATTGTTCACCTGTATTAACAGCTGTTTGTGAAGAAAAGCTACCACCAGCTACTCCTCCACCTGACAATGAAGATTCTTGAACTAATTGCTTAGCTTGATTTTCAAGAATCATTGACATGTTTGTTTTGTCAGATCCTTCGAGACCTTCCAAAAGTCCAGTTTTGGACCATTTTGTGGCTAACCTCTCAGCATCACTTTGCAGTGATTTATAGTTGTTAGCGCTTTCGAGCAATGAATTTAATTGTGACATCGTCAATAATTAAAAGATTAAAAAATTAAAGGCCAGCAAGTTTCTTAAACCTTGCGACCATAGCATCCTCCTGTACCACAGGTGCAGATTCATTAATAGGAGCTTTTCCAGTAGGTTTAGAAGCAAATCCCATGGATTCCTTAATATTTGATTTCTTAGCAGCTAATGCTGTGGAAAGTGATTCAAATACTAATTTAACTTCTTTTACTGTTTCAGCTTTATCAAATGAATTTAACACTTTAACTTTCTGTGATTCATTAAGATTCTTGTTTCTGAAAATTTTGTTAGTGTATAACAATTTAGAGTTAAGAAGATTAACTTCGTTAATATCTCTTCTAAGTTTATTAATAACTTTATAGGCTTCAGTAAGTTCTTCGTTGACATCTTCGTCAATAACATCCTTAATGTCCTCAGCATCCTCTCCAGCATCTTTAGCTAACTTAGCTATTTGATCCAGATCGTCTCTGACGGCATCAACTTCTTTATCAACTTTTTCTACATCAGCATCAGAAATTTCTTCTTCAACTTCATGTTTGCCTTCCTTAACTTCGTCTTCTTCAGTATAGAGTTTTTCTTCTTCCATCTTATCATGGTAGCCTTCCTCCATTTTATCACCATAAGCCATTTCTGAAACTTCTTCCTCAGTAGCTTCACCAGCTTCTAATTCTCCAGCTTCAACCATGTCTTTGATGACTTCTTCGACAAATTTAGTAAGATCTTCTTCTGTTAGATCATCAAGGTCAATTTCAGTTTCTTCGGTTTCGATTTCTTCACCTTCTACTTCTTCTTCCTCATGAGCTTCCTCAGATAAAAGTTCCTCTAAAGAAAGTTCTTCTTCAACTTCGTCCTTACCTTCTTCAAGTTCGTCCTTACCCTCTTCGACTTCATGTTTGCCTTCTTCGAGTTCGTCCTTACCTTCTTCGACTTCATGTTTGCCTTCTTCGAGTTCGTCCTTACCTTCTTCAAGTTCGTCCTTACCCTCTTCGACTTCATGTTTGCCTTCTTCCATTTCTTCCTTTTTTTCGTGATAACCTTCTTTCATGTCTTCTTCCTCATCTAGTTCCTTAATCTTTTCAGCAAGGACATTTTTTAGGTGAGGAGTAAAAGCTTCTTCTAGAGCAGCCTTAGCATTAGCAATAGCAGACTCACGTACTGCTTTAGCGTCAGCGATAGCCTCTCGCAATAAATCTCGACTCATTTTCAATAAATTAAATTAGTGAAATACGTTTATTCAGGAAACGTAATAAAAAATTATAAATAGTGATACTGTATTAGGAACAGCATATTCATTAATACATATGTAAAAATGTTTAGAGAATAGGGCATTGACCCTTGCTACAAAGAATTTCTCTAACTATATTATGAGCGTCAACGTAGTTATTAAGAGAAATTTCTTTATTTTCTTTTATGGTGTGCATAAATGAACCCGGATTAGATGGAGTAGATACAAAGTCCCAACATAATAATTCAAAATCATCTTGTACTTCTAATAGATCCCCTCGTTGTTCTAATGAACCCATACCTCGGGAAGACACACCTACTGTTATACCACTTTCTATAAGTGCTTTCAGTATATTACCTGCGGGTGTAGGAAGAATTTCAATAAATCCTAATAAATTATCCCCATCCCAATATAGTTTAGTAACATTATGAGATGCATTTTTTAAGTTAATAACCTGGGAATCTGGATGATCCAATTCTCCTAATGCTCTATTTTCATCTATCAATATTTGATATTTATCTACTTCCCTATCCCATAAACCCTTAGAATAATACCTACCATTACCATTTTTAACTTCGGCTGTAGCCATAACTCCTCCTACTATGGGATTACCTCTTTTCGAGTGTTGGGCCTCAGTAAGAGTTTGTAAAGGCTTAAAGTTTTGGGTTTCTACAAGTAAATTTTTCATCCTCCAAACATTGGGTCAGCTAATTGTCTTAATTGGGTTTCAAACTTTTTAAATGAGGGATTTAACTCAATAGTTAATTTTATAGCATCTTCTTTGCTTAGCTCCATATCTTCAACACTCTCTAAGGCATCTTTCATTGACGAAAGAGTAGTTTCGGAAGGGAATGATTTTAGTTCCTCTCTAATTATTTTTTTAATTTGTTCTTTTAAATCACCATAACCTGATGATTTATATTTTCCCTTTGGTTCAATAGTATCCCCTAATCCAGGAGCTTCATTTGTATAACCTACTCCTTCTAAACCAAATTGACCGTTTTTAACATAATAAAGTTCATCCTTAGCTAAATTTTTACTAACTATATCTTTTAATTCACCTACAGATTTATCTTTATTTTTAGGGTTTTGCATTTCAGCATAGAATCCAGTTAAAAATTCTCCACCGTTTTGGTTATCTATACTTTTTTTATCTTTATAATCATAACCTGTAATTTCTTGGTCTACTACTTCCTTAGTGGGTTCTTTTTCTTCTGCTTTGGCCTCCTCGGAAATAGTATCCACACTGTCATTAAAAATTTTAAACCATTCTGGTTGTTCTTTTCTTCCGGTAGTTACACCCCATAAATTTTCTGAAATAATAGATTTTTGTTTAAGAATATCCACTGTGTTACCAAAAGTAAAATGATTTGGAATATAATTAGGATATAAGCGTTTAGCCTCTTTTAAAAACACATCCTTGGGTGCTTTACCCTCTTTTATAAGGTTATATTGTTTTTGTAGTGATAAGGGTTTCATATTATACTTTTAGTAATTTTTTTATATCTTTTAAATAATCTTTTAATAAAGTAGTAGGTTGAACTACTTGAAAAGATTTAGGATTTTCTTTATAATAATCTATAGTTTTATTTTTGGCATTAGATACCAATTTATAAATATCATTAAGTTCATTAGTAATAGAATCAAAATCATCTATCCTATCATTATGAAATTTTAACTCGGGAGAAGTTTCCTCTTCTTGAAATAACTGCTTAACTTCTAACCCCGAGTCTTTATTTTTTTGGGGACTGGTTTATAACCTAATTTGTAATAATAATTACGGGCAGTACCTTTAGCTTTTTTATTTGGGTTAAAAGCAAATGGGGTTGCATATTGTGCCCCTATACCCGGAGTAAATGTACCCCCAGCTACACCCCCACCAGATAAAGATATTTCTTCTAATTGATTTTTTATACTACTATATAAATCAGGATAGCTAGTTCTAAGATGGGTTCTATAAGAATTAAATGTGTCCTTAATTTGACTTAATAATTCGGCTACTTTAGGATCTTTTTTCCCAGCATCAGTAGTAGAAAGTTTTTTTATTGAATTAAGTGCTATAGATAATTTTTTCAATGACTCAGCAAAAGAAGGTAATTGAATTAGTTTATGTGTTACAGCACCTGTTTCTTTACTTACATCGGTAGTTTTGTAATAAACACTATCCTCAAGGTCAAAATAATCATTAACCATATCTACTTCACCATATTGATCCTCTATTTTTTTTATAAATTTAGAATCTATGTCCGATGCTTTAGTTGCGGGCATTATTTTAATTTATTAGTTAAAGAATAGAATTGCAATAAATCAACTAAATTTTCGCCTGTAACTTTTTGTGTTTTAGAAATGGGAGATAAAAATTTCTTTACTTCGTTTAATTTAATTACTAAAGCTTTATCAGTAATAGTAGGAATAGACTTCTTTAAAATATCCTTCAAATTAGATACTTCCAAATTGTAAAATTCCATTAAGGTAGAAGTAGAATCTACACTATTAATGTATTCCCTTAAAATACGTTTTTGATCCATATTTAAAGTAGAATATTTACTATTAAACTTTTCAAGTAATATTTTATAGGTTAAAATTCTAAGATCACTGTCATAAGAACCAAATTCTTCCATCACTGTATCAACTACAGAATCCTTATCCACTTTTGATTGAGTAAGAAATTCCATTAGGTTAAGTCTTACTTCTATGAGTAGTGATGGGTTTATTTCCGGGGAATTATAAGCTTCTACTAACTGGTATAAAGAAGCCATTTCCTTGTATTCAGGAATTTTAGTATTAAAAAGATTATTAATGTTATAACTATCTTTTAATTCCTTAATTAAATTATATTTTTCTCTTTTGAGTTTTTGTTTTGATAACTTTTTGGAAGATTCTAAAATTGTAGAAATAATAGATGAAGCCTTAGATTCACTAATACCTCTTTTTTGGAAAAAAGATTCATACAGTTTATACTCTTTACCTAACTCTGTGTTTACAAAGTATTTTTTTAAGAGTTTGGATGCAGGTGATTTTTTTCCAGAAAGAGTATCAGCGGTGATCCTCCTCACAAGCAATTCAAACAACAAACCTGTATTTCGATACTTGGAGTGTTTGATTTTCATTCTAGGGTTTTTTTATAAATATATGAAAATATCTAGTCCTTAATGTTAGATTCGTCTAACAATGATTCTCCAGATTTATCTTCCTCAAATATAATGCGCTTTTTATTTATTGAGGGTATGTTTTTTAGCATATCAGAAAACTTTGAGGCGTAATGTTTTCCCTCTAAAGAAAGAGCTGAATTAGATCCCTCATTTTTATCAGTATCTTTCATTCTCTCCACCCCTAATCTATCCTTACCAAAAGGAGATTCTTGTGTGTTTCTATTAGATACCTTTTCTTTTTTTCTACCTAAAGGAGATTTTTCATCATATCCATCTGGTAAATTATTAGGGTCTGAATTACTTCTACCCTTACCATATAATGAAGCTAAATCATGGGGGGTACCATATGATTTGCCAGATTCCATTGGATCATTCCCTTCATTTTCTACTTGATTTTGTCTAAACTTACGTTTTTTATCTTGTAGAATTAAATCCCTATATTCATCATATTGGTCCTCTGATAAATGAAAAATATTTTCGTATACCCAATCTGAAGGTAATAGGTTATTATCCATTAATTGTGTTGCCAGATCCGTTTTTTCTTTAAGTAAAGCTATCCTTTCCTGATCATATATAATAGATGGATTAGTTAATGACAGTTCAAAATTAGCTAACTGCTCACCCGTATAACCCTGGGAATATAAATGAACCATAGCAATTTTATACAATTCAGAAGTAATAATTCTTTGAATTCTTTCAATTGTTCTAGCAAATCTAATATCCTGGGCCGCTAGTGTAGCTTTACCTTCAAGATTTTCGTCATACCCCATAAAAGCTTTAGGAACCTTAAGTGCTGCGAATAATTTATCCCTTAAATAAACTACGTCTGTAATACCATCATATTGTAAACCTGGTGTAGTTTCAATTTTAGTTGCCGAATCGTTACCCCTTACTGGGATATAGAAATCTTCCAGGGAATTTTGAAGGTTATATTTTAAATTATAATCACCTGTTTGTGGATCTACATATGGAGTTCTTTTTAATTTAGAAATGGTTTTCTCCATAAATGCTTCAATCTCATTGGGAGGAATAGAACCTATATTTAAATAAAATATACGTTTTTCAGGAGCCCTTACTATTCTATGTATTAACATAGCATCCTCCATTAAAGTATATTGCTTAAATAATTTTCTAGCTGGTTCTATATAACTCCTACCATAGGGGAGGAAATTAACATCCGTAAGCAGTCTAAAATGGGCTACTTCATAATTATCGAAAAAAATTGCCCTGGCATCCTTTGTTTGGTTAGGAACAGTTGAATAACCATACGAATCCGACACTATACCATCTGGGTCAAATTTAAACATCACTTTTGCAGGATTCTCTGGGTCGGAATATTCTATTCTTTCTATGTTAAAAGCTGAATATGGTATAACATTATATACTCCAAATCCTTCTGCAATTTCTAGTTTTAAGAAAAAATCCCCATATTTACACATATTGCGAATCCAAGGCCAAAGGTTAAATTCTATGTTAATTACATCATAAAAAAGATTATAAAGTATTTTTTGTATATTTTCATCAGGTGATTTAATTTGTAGTACTTCTCCTAAATCGTTTTTAAGTGTGCTTTCATCCGAAATGATATCTAAAGCGGAAGCTATAATAGCATCAGTATCCATAGCATCATATTCGGCATATAAAGAGGGTCTTAAAGTTCTATAATTATAAGACGCTTGTTGACCGTATAAAGAAGATATACTATTAGTATAAATTCTATTAAATCTATCTATAAGTGAATTTGTTTCCACATTACCTGATACCTGTATATGTTTAGTATCTATAGTTTTTAGTTGGTTATCACCCGTATTTCTGATTATTACATCTGTTGAAAATAATCTTTGTAATCTATTAAATAATCCTTTATCAGCCATAGTTAAATTTTATAAAAGCCAAGTTATGTTTTCATTTTTCCCATCTATTTCCATGGTGTATGGGTTTTTAGTTCTCCCACTTACAACTCCGGGGGTATAATAATCATTCTTTGTAACATTCCCTAATGCAGCTTTAGCTCTATCCAGAGATTCTTGTTGAAATTTTAAAGAAGTATCTCTTAAAAACATAGCTATGCCAAAAGCCATAATTAAATCATCATTATAGCCCACTTGTGCCTCAGGTCTTCCATTTTTCCATATAAATACCCTCATTTCCTCCAGAAGTCTTCTGGAACGAATAGTTACACTTCTATCACCTACAAATTCCCTAAATTTATTAATAATTAAGGGACGTGTTCTCATAGACATAGTAAACCCAGGAACCATTTCCGAATTGCCCTCATATGTCTGCAAATAAGACTCAGCGGTTAATTTATCGGATTTAGGAGAATGGTATAAGTTTCTATAACCTCTTTCCCTTATGGCATCTATAGTGGCCCACCCAATATTAGCATTCTCAGGGCATAGCATTGCGTTATTATATTCAGCCGCTAAACCAACTAAAAAATAACCAAATTCCTTAGGGGGAAGTTGTCCCTTAAATTCTGCTACTTGGGTATTAGTTACAATATCTATGATATGAGCAGTAGAAAAATCTTTACCATCACCTCTGGCCACATCAGCAGTAATTACATATTCCCTGGCGTAATCTGCGGATTCCCATATCCATAAGTTTTGGTCAACACCTCTTCTTTCAACAGGGTCTTGGATAGTAGTTTCTTTTATAAATTCAATCCACTCATTATAGAATACTACATCACCCGAAGTATTAAAATCACAATCACACTCCTGAGCTGCAATACGAGGATCACCTAGTAAATCATCCTGTCTATCCCTCCATATTTGGTCTCTTTCGGGATGTACCATCCAAGGCAATCTAATAGGTAAAAATTCATTTTCCTGAGCCTCGGCCTTAGTCCACATTTTATGGAACCAATTTCCAGTTCCATTTGGTGTAGAAAGTACAATGGCACCACCCCCTGTTGATAAGGTTTGTTGAGCTGAAGCCCATATATTATCTATGCCTTCAATAAATGCAGCTTCATCTACTACTAGCATAGAAACTGCCTCTGATCTACCTGCATCTGAGGCTGCAGAAGTAGCTTTTATTTGGGAACCATTAGCAAGCCTAAGGGTTAATTTATTATTTTCTTCAGTAGAAATTTGCAACCATGAAGGTAAATTATCATACATAAATTTAACCTTAGTTACCAAGTTTTTTGCTGTTTCCTGTTTAGTAGCAACACATAATACATTTTTACCCTCATGAAATAACATCATCCAAAGAGAATAACCAGCAGTTAGAGTTGAGATACCTAACTGTCTAGATTTTAGAATTAAAGAATAAGGATTATCCTTAAATAAATTTAATACTTTCTCTTGGAAAGGGTATAATGTGAATAAAATTTTACCTCGTTGGGGATGTTGAATAAAACAGTATTTTTTCATGAAATGTACTGGATCTGTAGCACATTTTATATATTCTTGACGAATTATTTTTTTTAGATCCTGTGACATATTTTAGAGGAGAGCTTCAACCTCTTTCTTCATAGCGGTTAGCTCTTTTAATCTTTTTAGTAAATCTTCTTTTTCTTCACCCTCTGACTTTTTCCACTGATTTACTACTGTTTTCATTTCACGAGTGATTTTACCTAATTCCCTAGCTAATGAAGAAATAGAATCACTTTTAAGATCAGAAGCAGTAGGTTCATTATCTTGTTCACTTAGGGCATCTCCTAATTCATCAGATAAATTTTTAGTTGTTTCTAATTCCTTATTTAAATCCTGTTGAGCTTCTATATCGTCAGGAGTGGCCTCAGATAGAACTTCAATTATTTCTTTTTTTATAATTTCCTTTAGTTTAGGTTTATTAAATCCCATGGTGAAGTTTGTTTATAAATATTAGGAAAATAATACCTCATTTATTTGCTTCAAACGTTGTTCTGTAGTACCACTAATAGTAGTAAAATCCCGTATTTGATCTCTATACTCAAACAATAATTCCCTAATAGTATAATCTATTTTTTCTCTATATTCGGTATCTACAGTTCTAACACCATTATCTTCTACAATAGTACCCTCGGTAGTAACATAAAAAATATGATCATAATCTGCTAACATAGTTGATGCAAAATCACAAAACTTATCTGCATCATCTTCACTAATTGAATCAGCACATTTAGCAAATGCCATTACATCAATAATAGTTCTATCAGTAATAATATTTTCATTTAATAACTCACTAGCTCTTTCTGCTAAAAATACTGATTGGCCTTTTACTGTAGAATCGGTATTTAATGGAATACCTAAATCTCTTAAATATTTAGATCGTTCAGTAGTAAACTTATAATTAATAAATTCTACCTCATATTCTAATGCCTTAACTAATGTAGTTTTACCTACAGACATTGTACCACATAATCCAATTTTCATA